CTAGAAAAAAATCCTGTAGGCCAGAGATTTGCTATTATTAAAGAACACAAAAATGATGCAAAATTAGCAGAAAAAAATGGAAACATTCCAGAAATGGAACAGCAGCTTGTTAATGCAGAAGTAGAATCTCAAAAGTTATTAGACTTTGTGTTAACTGAAAAAAGTGCTTATCAAAGATTGATGCAATTTAAAGCAGGATTACAAAGTGTAGATGATTCTGCTAGAACTGTACAACAAGGTATTAATGCTTCTAATAAAGCTGATGCCAAATTAAATATTGCACGATTAGAAAAAAATCAAATACCAATGCCAATTAGAAATGATGTTTCTGAACCTGCAACTGCTAACTCTTATGAAACATTAATGCAGTCTTTAAAGGGTGAATTAGGTGAATATTTTGAAAGACAAACTATATCGGCAGGTAAAAACAATACTACGCCATATGATGCTATAGATAGATTGCTTAGTCAAAAAGATGGAGTAGCATTATTGTCAGAATTATTTCCAGAATCAAAATCATTTTATAAAGGTTTAGACGAACTTAAAAAAGTTTTATTAAAAGAAGTAGAAAAAAAATCTGGTCAATCCGTTATTATGAATATGACAGTTGCTAGAATGGCTTCTGATTTAGGTAGTCAAGCTGGTGGTAAATGGGGTGGCTTTACTGCTCCACTTGTGTCCGTTCCTTTATTGCAAAGAATGAGAGTTATTACAGGTGACTCTAAATGGCAAAAAGCTATGGCCCAAACAATTAATAATGGTGGTCAAATACCAACTAGATTTACACAAATGATTAAAGCTACAACTAATATGTCAGATAAAGCAATAGCAGAAATGCAAAGAGATTGGTTAACAATAATTTATGGTAGTGCTGGGCCAAAAAATAAAGAAAGTATAGATAAAAATAAAGTTGAAATTAAAAGAGATTTTAATAAATCTTTAAACGAAATGTATCAAGGTGCAGAAACAATGTTTGGTAATATTTCACCTTTTTAAATAAATTAATAGGAAATAATTATGGCAATGGATAAATATCAAAAAATGATGTCGAGGTTTATGAAAGAAATGAATCCAGATATGTTTCAAGCAACAGATGACCCAGATGTTTATGATGCAGTCCTATCACCAGAAAAGATTAAAGGCTTTCAAAACTATCTTGATAAGTTAAAAAAAGAAGATGAAGAAAAAGCAAAAGGAATGTTAACTGGTGATGTCAATACATATATGAATTCTAATGCCATAGATGAACAGGTAACTAATTACAAAGACAAAGAAGCTAATCCTAAAGAAACTCAAATTGCTAAAGGATATCATCAAATGCCAGATGGATCTACAATGAAAGATTCTGAAATGGAAGAAGAATATAGCACAGATGTAGCTAAAGACCTAGATAATGAAGGCAGAGGTCTTAAAGGTTACACGCCACCTAGTGAGCCAGAGAAAAGAGGTTATCAGCAAGATGAAGGTGGCACTTATAGTGTTGATACGACAGATGACTATTGGCAAACTAAAGTAGGTTATGATGCTGCTATGGATTTATACGGAACTAAACCTTCATGGGTTAAAGAACCATCTCTTATATACAATCCTAAAACTAAAAAGTATGACCCTATACAAAAAGAAGAGTTTGTAGATCTTGCACCTAAAATAGATTTGTCGGCTTTTGCATGATAGATTTTTTAGAAAACTTACTAGAGCAACATCCATTAAGTAAGGCAGAAAGAATGTTAACTGGAAATGTATTGCCAAATGATAATTTTAATCCTATTACAAGTAATTACATAGAGTCCTTAACAACTGGTGATCCTGAAATTGCATTACATGAATTTTCACCACAAGCCCAAACTTTATTAACTACAATAGTTAATGCAGAAGCAAGTTTAGGAAATAATAGTATTGGGCCTAACGATATTAAAAAATATTTACCAGCTAATGCAAATACTGATATAAGTTCTTTACAAGCAATAACAAATCCATCACCTTATGATGAGATATGGTTTACTTTAGGTAAGTTTGATACTGTAGCGGCACCACAACATAACGAGTTTTATATAGAAGATAAATACGATACTGCCCCAGGTTATACTAACTTAGCCCTTAGAGGGTTGTCGGCTTTAGATAGAACTGTGAACAAATATGTACATGGAAATAATCCTAAAAGTGAATTTCGTATGAGTGTTCCAATGTTAACTGGAAACAGGACTCCAAATCCTTGATTTAAGACCCCTAAAAAGATTTAGGCAGGGGTTAGCTTAGAGGTTTTTGCAGCGATTGAGCCATCTGGACAGTCAACTCACCATTAATAGAGAACAGTTTAATCATTGCTGATCTTGATATTCCGTACCTGTCAGCTTTAGCATCTATTAGAGCTAAATCTTTTTGATCGACTTTAATATTAATTTGGTGTACCACACTTCCCTTTGCCATGTTGCTTTTCCTTAAATTGTAATACACTTATTATACATTGACCAATCTATTACAATTTACAAACACCATCTTCACAGTCATCATCACCAGCAGAAATAATGTATTCATCATTTCTAAGTTTTGGGGCCAGGATCGGTAGTCTTCCTAAGTTAGCACAAGTAAATTGCCACAACAGATTGTCATAAGTTCTTATCTTGCACCTTTCAACATACTTGTCATACCCATCTTGAAATTTAATATTAAGGACTTTGACTCTCTTTGCATAATCTTCTGACAACATATGAACAATTTCCTCTCTACTAATTTCCATCTTTATCCCCTATTGGTTTGTATTTAAATTTGATACATGGCTTATTGCTATATATCTTTCTGGCAGAAATTTCTACAATTTGTCGATCATCTACATAAACTACTTCATTTAACGAATCCAGGATTGCTTTAAGGTAATTATCTACATCAGCATTATTATCACAATAAGAGGATTCCTTCGCTTCTTTTTTCTTTTTAGACCATGACTTAGGCATACTAATATAAAAGCCTATATCCACCCTTAGTGACCCCTCAAACGGAGTTAAATCTAACTCACTTGTTAGTGCTATCATGTCTAGCTTAAATTGGGTGTACTTCTTTGGGTAGTATGTTGACCAACGAGTAACTCTTGGTCTGGAGGCAGGAACTGGATTTATATTAAACTCTAGTAGTTCAAATTCGTTCCCCATACTCTTCGCCTCTCAAAATATCTAAATCTGTTACAACTTGTGATAAGAAAAATCTTATTTCGATATCTCTCGGAGTGTCTTCTTCTCTAGCTAATTCCAAAGCATACTTAATATGCTCTGCTATCTCGTCTAGCTTTTGAAACCTTAATGCTTTTGTGTTATATAATGCCATGACCTATCATAACATACTGTCGATTTGTATTTGTATGTTTTCGATAGCTTTTCTTAAATCTTGTATTTGCCCCTCACCTCTATTTTTATATCTATATCTTACAAGATATTTAACTGCGTTCCCTATGGCCCAAGTCATATCTTGATCGACAATAAAAGTTTTAGCTTCTATAGATCCTTGAGTATAGTGTGAGGGGTTTTTAACAAAGTCTTTATCCACCAACCCATCCCATGAATAATGCTACTACAACAATACCTAAAAATATAGTTAGGCTTCTGTTCTTTAAAACTTTATCAATTAATTCTTTTACTTCTTCCATATCCTTCTCCTTAGTTTAAATTAAGTATCTCTTCTTCATCTAACACTATGCCCCTATTCCATCCAATACATACAGGTGATCTATCTGGATGACATTCAAGCCTATCATTTCTTATAGTGTCAAATTCACTACAACCACTAATTAACATGATGACAATACATACTGGTATTAGCATAAATATAATTAAAAGTTTTTTTGTTTTAAACATCAAAGAATTATACTCCATGATTTGCATATTCCCCATGTAGTTTTTCTCGTTTTTTGCGAATGTAAAAGTCTGCCTCTTCAATGGTTTTAAAAAATCCTATATGATATTCTTTTCCTCCAAGTTTAATTCTAGCCCGCCATTTTTGTTGTTGTTTATTCCAAGACACGCCTTTTACACCAGATGTATTAGAGGTGGATAATAATGTATTGTGCTGATTTTGATTTGGTGTAGCTTTACGAAGATTGCTAATATGATTATTTGTTTTATCACCATCTATATGATCTAAAGTTTTAGGAAGTGTGCCATGTACATACAACCAGATTAATCTATGTTCTCTGTATTGACGATAATCAATTTTAAGTAACTTGTAGCCAGTTGACTTATGAATGTAAGCACCTTTATTGGTAGATTTACGAACCAATCCTTTATCGGTGAGTTCAAACAACCCTTGCAATCTTTCTTGTGTTACATGTTTTATTTTACCTGTCATAAATATTTACCTCCATATCTTGAAATTTAGAGTATTGCCCATGAAACTCACACTTGACAAAACCTATCTGACCCATCCTGTTTTTAGATACTATTAGTTCTGCCAATCCCTTATCTTCAGAGTCTGGGTCGTAATATTCATCTCTATAAACCATAATAATAATATCGGCATCTTGCTCAATCTCACCAGATGATCTTAAATCACTCATAAAAGGTCTTTTATTCTCTCTCTGCTCAACATTCCTACTTAGCTGCGACAGTAGTATTATGGGTATTCCTAGTTCTTTAGAAAGATACTTTAACTCCCTAGTAATGTTGCCAAGTTCGGAGATCTCCCGACCTTTATCGTACTTCATTATCTGCAAGTAATCTATTACAATCATGTCAACCTTCTTCTCACTATTAAGTTGTCTAGATTTAGACACTATGTCGTTTATTGACATACCACCTTTATCAATAATAGTTAGATTCTGATTGCCAATGTCTGCAAGTTCTTTATAGAACACACCTTCTTCAGTATCAGACATATTACCATTATCTATTTTAGATAAATTTATTGATGAATGAGAGGAGGCCATTTTAAGCATCAACTGTACTTGGCCCATCTCAAGCGAGTAGAAGATTACATTCTTAGTCTTAGATACCTCGTCTGCAATGTTAAGGGCCAGAGTTGATTTACCCATACTAGGTCTTCCTGCTAAGACTGTTAATGTTTCTGGTCGGAATCCAGTTATTAAGGCATCTAGAGATTTAAAGCCACTAGATAAACCAACACTACCAAAAGTTAGGTTCTCTAGGTAGTCGACAGTCTTACCCACAATAGCTTTAACAGAACTTTCATCTTTATCCTCAAGCTCTAGTTGTAGGTTTTGTATTTCAGAAACAGTTTCTTGGTAGTTGTCGTAAGCAATATCTTTCTTCCAACTCTCAATCTCGTTTTTAATTCTGCACTCTCTTATATGAGTAGCATATGTTTCTATATTTTTAGTACTCTTAGAGCCTTCTGTTAAAGTTGCTAAATCCTGGAAATCAACTGCCCAAGATCTATTGTTAGGTTGATAATCATTATTAATATAATCTCTTACAGTTATAGCATCAATAGGTTTTTTGTTTTTTTTCATATTAAAGATACACCTAAAGATATATCCTAACTTTTCATTAGTAAAGTCTGACTCTGTTAACCTAGTAGCCATCACTCTATCAACACAAGGATCTAACAGTAAGCCACCAATAACTGCCTCTTCAGAGGTGATTGATTCTAATGGATATCTCATACCCACCACTCCAAAGGATAGTAAGCATCAAGCCAGAAGTAAATTGATATACTCGCACAAGTGTTTATTACAAGTACTGATAAAAATAATAAGTAAGCAAAAGTTTTCATATATTTTCCTATTGGTTTAGTTTTAGTTTTAGACTCTTCAAGTCTTTTCTGTATCTTCTGATATTTTGTGCCGTACTGTAAAGTATTGTGCATCTTAATGCACCCTTGATTCTATTGTTTCATAAACAAATGAATCGTCATCATTTAAGTGTTCCATTTCTTCATCAACTAATTCTGTGCCATCATGCCATATAGCAGAAATTATAAAGCTATCACAAAAATCTGGATAATCATCAAAGTTAATATGTAC